CTGTTGCTCCAGGATGTAATTCAGTAACAACTTTACCTGCGCCTGCAGGAAGTTATAAAGTAGCTACCTTTACAGTTAGTGGGACAATCACTATTACATAATTGATCTAGATCAATTCTTTTTATTTTTGTTTAAATATATTTTAACCAGGTATATTTAAAATTATGAACCTAACTAATTATTATTGGTACTTTAAATCAGTAATTCCTGAAAGGATTTGTGATGATATTGTTCGTTATGGAAAATCTTTACAAGATCAAATGGCCGTTACTGGTGGATATGGAGATAAACCATTAAATCAACAACAATTTAAAGATTTAAAAAAGAAAAGAAATTCAGATATTGTATGGATGAATGATCGTTGGATATATAAAGAAATACAACCTTATGTTCACCAAGCAAATCAAAGTGCAGGTTGGAATTTTCAATGGGATTTTTCTGAGTCTTGTCAATTTACAAAATATAATAAAGGTCAATACTATGATTGGCATTGTGATGGTTGGGATAAACCTTATCAAAGACAACAAGGTGATCCTTCAAATGGTAAAATTAGAAAACTATCAGTAACTGTGACATTATCAGATCCTAAAGAATATAAAGGTGGGGAACTCGAATTTGATTTTAGAAATTTAGACCCTGATAAAAAACGTAATATTATAAAATGTACAGAAATACTTCCTAAAGGATCCTTGGTTGTATTTCCTGGATTTGTTTGGCATAGAGTATGTCCAGTTAAAAAAGGATCTAGACATAGTTTAGTAATATGGAATTTAGGGTGGCCATTCAAATAAAAGATAATTTTCTACCAGCTTTATTTTTTAATAAATTAAATAATATTTTTAATAATAATTTTAACTGGTTCTGGATTGAAAATTCAGCGAAAAAGAATGACAAACCCTTAGATGATAATTTTATGTTTACACATATACTATGGGATTTTGAAAAAGGTAGAAGTTCTCCTTATTTTGAAACCTTTGAACCTATTTTATATTTTATAGACGCCCATGTAAAAGTAACTCAATTGAGAAGAATGAAATTAAACTTATATACTAACCAAGGGAAAAGAATTGACCATGCTGAGCATTATGATATAAGGGATGCGAAAGGAAAAGTTATGAATGATGTTGATACAACTATTTTAAATTTTAGTACATGTAATGGTGGTACGACTATTAATAAAAAAGATTATAAGTCTATTAAAAATCAAGCTTTGATTTTTAAAAATAGTTCAAAACACAACGGTTATGTTCAAACAGATACAAAAAGAAGGATAGTACTTAATATCGCAACAGATTAATTATATGAAAAAAAGAAGTAAAAAACAATTCGATAAAATATCCTGTGGCAGTGCTAAGTCTTTTCCTCGAGAATTAGCCAGAGAAGATTTATTTAAATGTCCTGTATGGTATGTAGATGAACCGGCATTTGTAGATGAATTGAATAAAGCTTCTGATAAATATATTGAAACTGCCAAGAAAAATTTAAAAAAAGATATAGATAAAAGAAATAAAAAGTTTGGAGATAAAGGAGATATGGGACATGTTTTTCATTCGACTTCTTTAATTGGAGATCCTAATTTTTTAGAACTACAAAATTATATAGGTGCTACGGCATATAATCTATTAGAAGAAATGGGTTTTGAGATGTCTGGTCATCAGTTATTTACTACAGAATTATGGGTACAAGAGTTTGCTAAAAAAGGTGGTGGACATCATACCTTACACACTCATTGGAATGGTCATATCTCTGGTTTTTATTTTTTAAAAGCTAGTGAAAAAACATCACGACCTTTCTTTGAAGATCCAAGACCTGGTAATATAATGAATCTTTTACCAGAAAAAGATAAAACAAAAGTTACATATGCAACTACACAAATTAATTATGAAGTAAAACCTGGAAAAATGATTTTTTTTCCATCTTATATGCCTCATCAATATATAGTAGATATGGGATATGAACCTTTTAGATTTATACACTGGAACTGTCAAGCCATACCCAAAGGAGTATTAAATATTCAAAATGGACAACCAACAAAAGGAGATTTAAATGTCATTCAAAAAAAATAAATATACAGTATTAAAAGGCGCTATTAGTAGAGAATTAGCAGATTTTTCTTTTGCTTATTTCTTAAATAAAAGAAAGGTTGCGCAATTTTTATTTAATCAAAAATATATATCACCATTTACAGAGTATTGGGGAGTATGGAATGATCAACAAGTTCCTAATACTTATTCTCATTATAGTGATTTAGTTATGGAGACTTTACTACAGAAAGTTAAACCTGTAATGGAGAAACATACTAAATTAAAATTAAGTGAAACATATTCTTATGCAAGAATATATAAAAAAGGAGATGTTTTAGCTAGACACAAAGATAGATTTAGTTGTGAAATATCTACTACTTTAAATCTAGGTGGTGATGATTGGCCTATATATTTAGACCCAACAAGTAAAGAAGGTCAAGCTGGTATTAAAGTAAAACTAGAACCAGGTGACATGTTAATATATTCCGGATGTGATCTTGAACATTGGAGAGAAGAATTTACTGGTAAAGATTGTGCACAAGTATTTTTACATTATAATAAAAAAGGTTCTAAATTAGCTAAAGAAAATGAGTTTGATAAACGTCCATTTCTAGGCGTTCCTGCCTGGTATAAAGGCTTTACTTTACCTAAAAAGTAATATAAAACATAATCTTGGGGCATGAGATATATATCCACACCACCCCTCATGCTCCTTAATTTTTAGTATAAATTTAATAATTTTGTTATATACTTATTATTATGCCATTAACAAAGTTAAATTTTCAACCTGGATTAGACACCGAAAATACAGAAACCGGAGCAGAAGGTAGATGGATTGACGGAGATAAAATCAGATTTCGTAAAGGACTTCCTCAAAAATTAGGAGGATGGAATAAATTTAGTCAAGCTTATTATGTAGGAGTAGGAAGAGCTTTAGAACAATGGTTTTCTTTATCAGGAGCTAGATATGAAGCTTTAGGAACAGATAGAAAAGTCTATACTTATGCTTCTGGTGATAGTCAAGATATTACTCCTATAAGAGAAACAGCTAATTTAGTTAATGCTTTTACAACCACTAACACGAGTGCTAATGTCACTATTTCAGATTTAAATCATGGAGCTACAACTGGAGATTTTGTAACTTTAAGTAGTACCAGCACTTCAGTTGGAGGAATTGCAGCTGCAACTTTAGATGCTGAATATGAAATCTTATCAGTTACTAATGTAGATGCTTATGTAATTCAAAGTAATGCTACTGCTACTTCAACAGTTGGTCCTACTGGTAATTGTACAGCAACTTATCAATTAAATGTAGGTCCTAGTCTTCAAACTTTCGGATATGGTTGGGGTTCAGGTGCTTGGAGTGCAAGTACATGGGGAACTCCTCGAACAACTTCAAATGTAACTATTGATGCAAGATTATGGTCTATAAATAATTGGGGAGAAGATTTAATTATTACTCAAAAAGAAGGTGGAACTTATGAATGGGATTTATCAGGTGGAATGACAGGTAATAGAGCTACAATAATTGCTAATGCACCAACTAAATCAACTTTATCAATGGTATCTACTGAAACTAGACACGTAGTATGTATGGGTACAGAAACTTCTATTGGTAATACTTCAACTCAAGATAAAATGTTTATTCGTTGGTCTGATCAAGAAGAATATAATCAATGGACTCCTAATGTAACTAATTCAGCTGGATCACAAAGAATAGCAGGAGGAAGTGAAATTAGATGTGCACGTCCTGCTAAAGGAACTATTCTAGTATGGACTGATACTACAATGCAATCAATGTCTTTTATTGGTCCTCCTTTTATATTTGGTTTTAGACAATTAGGTAATGATTGTGGAGCTGTAGGTCTTAATTCTGCAATAGTAATAGATGATATAGCTTATTGGATGTCCGATGGACAATTCTTTAGATATGCTGGTGCTGTTCAAGAAATACCTTGTCCTGTATTAAATCATATATTTGATGATATAAATAAAGTTCAATATGCGCAGGTTTATGCTGCACAAAACTCTAATTTTTCTGAAGTAATATGGTATTACCCTTCTAGTTCCTCTGATCAAAATGATAGATATGTCATATATAATTATTTAGAAAACTCCTGGTGTTTTGGAACTATGAATAGAAGTACATATCAAGATAACGGAGTTGAATTAAATCCTTTAGCTACTTCATATACAGCTAATTCTACTTCTAATACGATTTCTCAAATAAATGGTTTAACAGCTGGAAGAAGTTTAATTTATAGAATGGAAGATGGTGTAGATGCTGATGGCTCTGCTTTAACAGCATATATTCAATCTGGTGATGGGGATTTAGCAGATGGTGAACAATTTATGTTTATAAACAAAATAATACCTGATTTTCAAAATCAGACTGGAAATGCTTTAATTACTTTAACTACACGAGATTATCCTTATGGTAATACCACTGTTGGTGAAACTGTAACTGTTAGTAACACAACAGGGTTTATTAATACTCGAATCCGTGGTAGACAATCTAATATTAAAATTGAAAATACAGCGATAGGAGACAATTGGAGATTTGGAACTTTAAGAGTGAATTTAAGAGCTGATGGAAAAAGATAAATATAAAATACGAAAAGCACAGATTTCTGATGCTGTTCGAATAAGAGAATTATTAAAAACATGGTTAATAGAGGCTCCTTTTAACTTTGGAAATACTAATAATAAGAAAGCATTAGAAAATATAGTATTTTACATTAAGAATAGTTTTGTTATAGTAGTAGAATATGAAAATATTATTGTAGGAACATTAGCTGCTACAGTAGATGAAACGTGGTATAGTGATAAAAAGTTTATGAGAACTTTATGGTTACATGTAAGTCCACAACATCGAAGATTTAGCATTTTTCGTTCTTTAATGATAGTATTTAAGGAATATGCATTAGCTCATAAAGTTACTGCTATATGTGAAATATTCCAAGGTAAAGATGTTGAAAGAAAAAACAATGCCTTTATTAAATTAGGTTTTAAAGTTATAGGAGGAACTTTTATAGTCAATGGGTAGTATATTCAAACCAAGCACAACAGTAGTACAGGCACCATCGCAGTCATCGACTAGCTATGATATACCTGAATACTTTAAAGAAATTCAAGAACGAACTTTAAGAACAGCAGAAAATGTATTTGCTCAACCTTATACTGCGTATCAAGGTCAACGTATAGCTGCACTTGATCCTCAAGAAATTGCAGCAGAAAATGTATATTCTCAACAAGTAATTCCTCAAGCTGGACAATTAGCTGGTATAGGTCAACAAATAGCAAATGCTGGTGCGCAAACTTATGATACAGCAACAGCTGCAACTTATGCTAATCCTTATGAAGCTCAAGTTATTTCAGGAGCATTAACAGATTTAGGTGATGCTTATGGTAGAAGTAGAACAGCTATGGATGCTTCTGCTGTAGGGGCAGGTGCTTTTGGTGGATCCAGACAGGGTATAGAAAATGTATTAGGACAAGAAAGATATTTAGATTCAGTAGCTGATACAACAGCAAGATTAAGACAAGCTGGTTTTGAATCAGGTGCAAGTAGATTTGCTCAAGATAGACAAGCACAAATGGCAGGACTAGGTCAACAACTAGGTGCTGCAACTACTCAGATAGGAGCTTTACAATCAGGTGCGCAAGGTCTTCAAGCTTTTGGTGCACAAGCACGTGGAATAGAACAAGCTAAATTAGCAGAAGGATATCGTGACTTTATAGAAGCAAGAGAATATCCTGCTGGACAAATAAGACAAATGGTTGGAGCTTTATCAGGTGCTCCTATAAGAAGTTATGGAGAAGAAAGATCAGGATCAGTAGGAACACCAGTAGCTGGCCCAAGTATCTTTGGTCAAGTAACAGGTGCAGCATTAGCTGGAGCACAATTTATGTCTGATATAAGATTAAAGAAAGATATTAAATTAGTAGGAAAATCTCCTAAAGGCATTAAAATTTATAACTTTAAATATCTAGGTGATGATAAAACATATCAAGGTGTAATGGCTCATCAAGTACCACAAGCGGCTACTCCTAATCAATTTGGATATTTAATGGTAGATTATAATAAACTTGATGTAGACTTTAAGGAGGTTTAATGGCTGAAGTTTATGAATTTGATGAATTAGATCACGAAAAAAATAAAGAAAGATTAATAGAGCTTGGTATTTTAGATAAAGACGGAAATAGAGTTAATAAATTAAAAGATACAACTGAAATAATAGATGATAAAAATGAAATAGTAGTAGATGATAAAATAGAAGTTGAAGGCGGAGCTGCTTTAAATGATAAAATTATTTTACCAAAGCCAAAACCAGATATAGAGAAAACTGGTTTATCCAAGTTTACAGAAGTTATCGGATCAGCTTTTGAAAATATTGCTACAGAGTTACCTAATAAAATTGACGAAGTATGGTCTGATAAAAAGAAAAGAAGAAATATATTAAGAGGTTTAGAAATTATAACTGCTTCATCTGGTATTAAACCACTAGGTCAAGCTAAATCACCTTTAGGCATGATTTCTGAAGGACTACTTAAAGCTGAAGGAAAATTCACTGCTGAAGATATAGCTTGGTATAAAGCTAAAAATCCTGAGAAAAAATTTATGGGTGGAAAAGAACTATCTCATGTTAGTAAATATGATGCATATAGCAAAGCTTATGAGTCTGATCTTGATAAACAGATATCTATTGACACTCGTTTTGATGCTATATATAAATTAGCACTTCAAGGAAAAGATCCACCTACTGGTATTATTGCATCAGCTTTAAAACCTTTAGAGAAAATTATAAGTGAATTAAAGATGGATGATAAATATAATGATTTATTAACAATGTTAGGAAAAGAAAATCGAAAAGATAATGAATTAACTCTGGATGAAAAAAATCTATTTAAAGAAATATTTCAGGCAGCTACTTTTGAACAAGTCGTAGGAGAAGCTAAAAAACTATATCCAGTATCTAATAAAGACTTGGAAATTTTAAAAGCAACAAAAGGAGATATTAGTACAAATCCCGATGCTTTAAGAGTAATGGTTTCTGCTGATAAAGCAATATCAGAGATTGCAAAATTAGCTCATAGTAAATCTTTTGACATAGCTTTTCCTGCTGATGGAGAGTTAAATACTACTTTTAGACAAGATTCACAAGAGGCAGCGGCTTTAGAATTAGCTGAAAAATTTAAATCAGAAATGAAACCAGAGGTATTATCAAAAGCTTTAATGGAATTATATGGTGTTGAAGAAGCTCAAACTTCTTTTCAACTTATTAATGCTTATTATTATAATAAATTACAACCTAAATATGCAGACATGGAAGCTAAAGGTGGTTTTTATGAAGCTTGGTTAGAAAAAGAAATAGGAAAAGAAGAAGATATTAAAAAAGGAATTCAAGAAATTATAACTGGAAATACTTCTTCAACTTCTAATTAAAATGAAATGATATGGCAGAACTTAATGAAATTCAAAAAGATAAAGTTAATAAACTTATTTCGACTTACGAAATTGATAAAAATGATGCAATAGGTTTAGTTACAGGTGAACTTGAATTAGATACTTATTTAGAAAATAGAGAAAAATTAAAAGATGAAAAATTAAGTAAAGTAACAAATACAGAGTCATTTGTAGAAAATGAAGGTTACGATGTTAATTTAATAAAAGAGACAAAAAAGAAAGTAGCGGAAAAAAGATTTGAAGTTGAAAATAGTCCAGCGGCAGATGATTGGAGTGGAGAAAGTTTATATATGGATGAATATACTCCTTCTTCAGCAGAGACATTAAATGTATGGGGAATTACTACTGATAAAAATAAAGAACTTCCTTCTATTATTAGAACTAAATTAAGTTTTACTGTTCCAAATGATGATATAACTTTAGCTGAATCTAAAAATTTATATAAAAAATGGCTAGTAGATGAAAAAGGATATAGTAAAGAATTAGTTGAATCTTTAGATGATCAAATTCAATTTAAATGGCAAACAGTAGGAAATAAATCATTAGGATATCGTGAATTTAATACTTTAATTTATAGAACACCAGAAGAATTAGGAGGAGATAATAAATGGGTCGCTGCTAATACTCCTAGTTTAATTCCTAATTTAGGAGATATAGGTTCAATAAGTGGAGATTTACTTCCAGTTGCAACTGCAATTACAGGTGCTATTATAGGAAGTTTTGGAGGACCTTATGGATTAGTTGCAGGTTCAGCTGGTGGAACATATGTAGGAGAGTATGGAAGATTGTTGATAGGAAGACATGTATTTAAGTTAAATACAGATCCAGAAAGTTCATCATATATGAATGATGAAGAATTTGAAAAATATGCTAGAAATAGTGCATTAGTAATGACAGGGGTTGATTTAGTTTTAACTCCAGCAATGTTAGTGGCTGGTTCAGCAATTAAAAAATCTATATTATCAATGGGTAAAGAAAGACTTTCTTATGACTCTATTAAAAAAGTATTAAAAGGAGAAATAACTTTCGATGATGATTTAATTAAAAAAATAGAAGTAGCTAGAAATAAAATTGTTCAATTAGGAGTTCCTGAAAATTTAGCTAATGAATATACAGCTATAAGTGTAGCAAGAGCTTTACCTGAATCAGGAATTATTTCAAAGGGAACTAAAGAAGATAAAATTTTTGCAAAAAAATTAGAAGCTCTTGAAAAAAAATTAACTGCAAATAAAGTTGAAGAAAAAGTAATTAAAAAATTATCTGGACTAGATGATGTAAATCTATCTCCTAAAGTAAAAGATGATATAATTATAAAAATAGGTGATGAAATTAAAAGTATAAGAAAACTTGAAATAGAAAAAGCAAGATTAGAAATACAAAATGCTGAACAAACATTAGCTAAAAATTGGGAAGAAAATTGGCTAGCTCCAGAAATAAGACAGATTGATGAATTAGGTGTAGTATTTAATAATTTACAAAAAGAAATAAAAGCAGTGTGGAGTACAGCGGACGCTATACTTACTACACAAGCAAAAAATATTCCAGTCGTAATGTCAGGAAAAGATAGTGTAAAATTAATTAATAAATTGAAAAAAACTTTAGATGTAAAAGTAGTACCTAAAAAACCTAAAAAACCTAAAAAAAATGCATCAGTTGAAGAAATTAAAAATTATAATGCAAAATTAAATGAATATGAACATTATCATACATTTCTTAAATTTCTTAATGGTGGAGTAGTTCCTGTAAATCAAACAAAAGGACTTAGTATTTTTAAAAAGGCAATAAATCAAATGTCAAAAGGTGATAAATTAAATTATTCACAAGCTAAAGCTTGGCATGCTTATATTAAAGAAGCTGAAACTCAATTATCAGGAAAAATATCATCTTCAGAAATGAATGTATTAACTCATATGAAAGGTGTTTTAAAAGATGGAATGGATAATGCAATTGAAGCATCCGGAAATCAAAAACTTATTAATGCTCATCAAACATGGGGAGATTTAGTAAATAATTATCAAGGATCAGCTCTCACTCAATTTGCTGATGAATTTAAAATAGCTTTAAAACGTGATGGCGGATTTAACATGAAGTTAGAAGGAAATGTTCAAAATATGTTTAAACGGTTTATTAATAATACTGATGAGGGATTAGTTAATGCTGAAAAATTAGGTAACTTATTACAGTTACAAAAACTTACTACTAAAGGTGATCTTAAAGGAATGTTATTTAAACAACAAGATATTAATAAAATAACTAATGCTTTATATGAAAATTATTATAATAAAGTTATTCCTAAAATGGTTAATGGTAAATTACAACCAGCAGAAATGTCACATAGTCAATTTATGGCAAAGTTTGGAAAAAATTATAGATTAATTTTAGGTGATAATTTATATAATAAATTTGCTACTTCCAATAAAGCAGCAATGGAATCATTTGAAAAATCAGTTAAATTTCAAACTGATACTATTGAAACAATTACTAGAACTTTACCTGGTCTTGCTCCTGAAGTATTAGCAAGAGATAATGCTCAAGCGATTGTATCACATTTATTTTCACGTATGAGAACTAATGATGTTGGAGCACTGGTAAAAAATTTAGAAAAAATTAATCCTCTTTTATTAAAAGATATTAGAAAAGTTTTTTTAAATGATTTTATAACTAAAACTAAACCACAGGGATTTTTAGATGGTAGAATTTTAGATGATTTTTTAACTGAATATAAACCAGTATTAGATGAATTATATAGTAAAGAATTTACTGCGGCATATAGAGATATAGCTGTAGCACTAAAAGAATTACAAGCTACTATGAATATAGTTGGAAGTCCAGGAGCTCCTACTCTTACTCAATCAGCTAATAGATTAGGATTATTAATTGATATATTCGCAGGTCCTTTAAATCATAAGAGATTAATTTTAAATAGAGTAGCAAGAATACATGATGGCTTTGATTTAGGTGGAGATAGTTTAGCTTTATTAATGGATTATAAAAAATTTATTGAAGCTGCTAGAAATAAATTTTTAGGAGGAAATTATCCTAAAATTTTAGATCAATTAGGAAATTCTAAAAGTGCTAAAGTTAGGGGATTATGGAGATCCTTATGGGATGCTTTAGTTAAAACATCCACTTTAGGAAAATATGGAAAATTTGAAAAACCTAAAGGTCTTTTATATAATCCAATGAAATGGAAAACTGCAGCTGGATTAGAACTTTCTGAAGATTTTACTGATCTTGAAGAAAAAGTTGCAGCATCAGGACTTCTTCCATTTGGTACATCTTTAGAAGAAAGTCGAGCTGATGAACAATTTGATGTGGATCCCGCAGATATAATTGAAGAAATTGCTGATCAATTAGGAATTACAATTGCTGATAACTCTAAAAAAATTGTAAATCAATTACTAACACAATGGAGAAAGCTTACAAAAGATGATGAAGAATTACAACAAGATTTGAAAAAGAAAAGAATACTAAAAGAAGAATTTGTTCAATAATGCTGGCTAAAAATAAAGGATGTCTTTGTGAAAATTTAGCAACAGTGTGGTTACAAGAACAAGGTTATTATGTGTTTAAAGGAAGTCAAACACATTGTGCTATTGATTTAATTGCCGTGGATCCTAAAACATTAGAACATAAATTTTTTGATGTAAAAATGTTAGGTAAAAGAAAAGATGGGAGTATTATAGCTCGTTCACCTAGAATTAAAGACAAACGTATACATATTTTATCGGTAGACTTAATTAATAAAAAATGTAGAATAGTCCCAAAAAGGAAAGCAACATGGAGTTAAGAAAAAAAACAGAAATGATCGTAGTACATTGTGCTGCAACTAAACCATCTATGGATATTGGTTATAAAGAAATTCGTAAATGGCATGTAGAAGATAATGGTTGGGATGATGTAGGCTATCATTACATTATAAAACGTGATGGTACTGTAGAAGTAGCTAGAGCTGAAGCTTTTCAAGGAGCACATGCTCCTGCTGTTAATTCTAAAAGTATAGCTATTTGTCTAGTAGGTGGTATGGCAGAAGATGGTGGTGCTGAAAATAATTTTACTTTAGAACAATTTTTATCATTAAAAGATTTAATTAAAAAAATTAAAATGACTAATCCTAATATTGTAGAAGTAGTAGGACATTGTGATGTTCAAGATAATAAACCAAATTGTCCTGGATTTAATTTAAAAGAATGGTTAATTAAGGAAGATATAAATGTGGCTTAGTATAGCATCAAAACTTGTACCGGGAATCATTAAAACTGGAATGAGTATAGCAACAAATAGAAGAAGAACTAAAGAATTAGAATCAGTGGCTGAAATGAAACATGCTGAACGTATGGCTTCAGGTGAATTAGAATATAAGAAAGCAGTAATAACTAATAATCAACAGGGATGGAAAGACGAGTTCGTGTTGATCCTGGTGTCAGCCCCAGTGATGTTATTAATTTGGTCTATCTTTTCAGATGATCCTGACATTATGATGAAAGTTGAAAAGTTTTTTGAACAATTTAATAATATGCCATTTTGGTATCAAGCTTTATTTATTGGTGTAGTATCAGCTATATACGGATTAAAAGGTGCTGATATAATGAAAAAACCAAAATGATAAAAAAATTATTTGAAAAACTTATAGATAAAATTTTTGGAAGACGTTGTAAGTGTGGAAATAAATCACAAAATTGTTCTAGTAAATAATTAGTTATTATAAACTACCATATGAGGTGGTTTATAATATTTTTATTAATAACAACATCAGCTCAAGCTTGTAATTGGAAAGATGATATTCCTTGTCTTACTATTAATGCTAATTCTTTAGATTATAAAATTAAACCTACTTCTATTATTTCTAAAAAAGAAATACAAACTTTTAGTCTTAATACTTTAACTAAAGTATTAAATTTTATAAATGGATCTAATGCAGTACAATCTGGACCTATAGGTCAACACTCATCATTATTTTTAAGAGGAACAAATAGTAATAATACTTTAGTTTTACTTAATGGTATTCCTATAAATGATTTTTCTACACCTACAGGAGCTTTTGATTTTGGTCAAGACTTTATGTATAATGTATCTTTTATTCAAGTTTATAAAGGAGCATCAGCTAGTAAGTTTGGAGTGGATGCAATAGGCGGAGCTATTAATATAATTACAATAACTGATTATGAAACTAAAATATCTACTACAAATAAAAGTATTAATGGAAATTACTATACAAATATAAATGATTGGGATATAAGTATTCAAGGAGGACAATTTAAAGAAAAAGAATCCTCCGCCTTAAAACACGGAACTGATAAAGATAGTGTTAATAATAAATCAATAGGAATTAATTTAAGTAAATGGTATGATAATATTAATTTTAAAACAACCTTTTTTTCAAGAAATACTTTTACAAATATTGATGGTCATTCCTTAGATATTCAAAATGGATTTAGTGATAATACGTTTTTCGCTTTACAAACAGGATTAGAACAACAATTAAAAAATGGTAATAATTATCTTTACTTACATACACACGAATATGATAGAAAATATGAAAGTGATGAATATAAATCTGAAAATTATTTCATAAAACTCGGTCATCAAAATAATACATTTGGGTTAGGTTTAGATTATAAGTATGATCAATCTCATACTCAAGATGATGATAATGTAAGTTTATTTACAAATTATACTAACGGACTTATATCTTTAGGAGCAAGAAAAGATTCAGATTTTAATAGTTATAATATCGGATTATTTAAAAAGTTTAATGATTTAAATATAAGAGCTAATCATTCTACTGGATATAAAAAAAGAACTATATGGACATTAGAAGAAGATAGTAAAACTAATGAATTAATTTTTGATTATAATAATATTACTCTTGCTTTATTTGAATCAGAAACAGGAATACAGAATCAAGATGGAATAGAGCTATCTTATAAAATTGATAATTTTGAAATATTTGCTTCTAAATTAAATAGTAAAAAAAATGGAGTAGTACAATTAAGGAGACCTAAATTTTCAGGAGGATTTAATTATATTTATAATATAAATGACTTTAATTTAATTACCAGTTATAATTATATAGGAGAAAGTAAAGATATTCATAATTCTAATTGGTCTATTATAGATATGAAAGAACTTCATTTATTTAATCTAGGAATAGAAAAATATGGATTTACTTTAAATATTAATAATTTATTAAATAAAAATTACGAAATGCCACATGGCTTTACAGGTAAAGATAGACAAATTACAATAGGATATACTAAAACATTTTAATATGAAAAATATATATTTATTCGAATTAAGCGATGTATTTGCTAATCAAGTTTATCTTCCTTATTGTAGCGGTGTAGTATGGTCTTATGTTAAAAATAATCCTTATATTAAAGATCACTATAAATTAAAAGATTGGTTTTATGCTCGTGATGAAGCTAAAAATATTATTAATAAAATAGAAAATCCAGATATATTACTTTTTAGTTGTTTCATGTGGAATTGGAATTTAAATTGTGAGATAGCTAAAACTATAAAACAAAATTATCCTAATTGTAAAATAATGTTTGGAGGACAACATCAACCATTAGCTGATAGAGCCAAAGGTTTTTTTAATGAACATCCTTATGTAGATGTTTTAATACATAGTGAAGGTGAAGAAACAGTAAAAGAATTATTATATGAAAAACCTTATGAAGAAATAAAAGGTATAACTTATAATATAAATAATAAAGAAGTAAGAAATCCTCCACGTGTAAGATTAGAAGGTATACATGATAATCCTAGTCCTTTTCTTGATGGTAGTTTTGATTGGGTAGTAGAAAAAAATAAAAAAGATAAAAATTATAATTTTCACGCAACAGTAGAATCAGCAAGAGGTTGTCCTTTTAGTTGTGCTTTTTGTGAAATTGGAGATAAATATTATCAAAAATTAAAAACAAGTTATGAAAAAACTAAAAAAGAAATAGATTGGATTGCTAAAAATAAAATAGAATATGTAACTGATGCTAATTCTAATTTTGGTATTTTATTTGATCAAGATATGAATTTAGCAGAATATGTTGTTAAAGTAAAAGAGAAAACAGGATATCCACATGCTTTTAGAGTTACTTGGGCAAAAGGACAAGCTGATAAAGTTTTACAAATAGCTAAATTATTTGAAAAGCATGATATTCAAAAAGGAATGACTATTGCTTTACAGTCTTTTAATCCTGATGTTTTAAAAGCTGTAAAAAGAAAAAATGTACATAGTGGTAAATTAAAAGAATTTATAGATATGTATGAGAAAGAAGGAATAGGAAGTTATGTAGAATTAATATGGGGATTACCTGAAGAAACTATTGATTCTTTTATAGATGGTGTAACTTATATAATGGAAGAAGGTTATCATACTTATTTAGATGTACATTTAATGATGTTATTACCTAACGCACCTATTAATGAACCAGGATATAAAGATCAATTTGGAATTAAATCAGTAAATGCTCAACCTAGATTTTCACATAGATCCAATCCAGAAAAGTTAGTAGATGATTTAGTTTCTTTTGTTATAGCAACAAGAAAATGTAATCATAAAGATTGGATCAAGGGTCATCAATTTAGATGGCTAGTTATCTTTGGCCATTATTTAGGTCCGTTACAATTTATAGCTAGAGCAATGAAAAAAATATATAATATTAATTATAAAGATTTTTATACTGATCTCTTATCTTTTTGTGAAAAAAAGTCTAACACTTATATAGGAAAAGAATATTTAACTATAAAAAAAAATTTAAATAAAATATTAAAGAATAAAAGACATTGGGGAGATGTTATTTCAGGAGTAGGAAATATTAATTGGGAAGTAGATGAAGCAACATGTATTCGATTAGTTAAAAATAAAGAAATATTTTATAATCAAATTTCTAAATATTTAAGAGATAAATATGATGTAGATGACTTTATTTTAAGAGATATAATTAATTATCAAAAAGCTCGTTTACATCATCCTTTTAAACAATATCCTATTTATCAATATTTTAATTTTAATATACATGATGTTATAGAAAATAATAAATCTTTTAAAGAGCAAAAAAATGTACAAACTTTTACTGGTAAAACTTATGATGATCTATATGAATGGGCTAAAAATACTTTATGGTTTGGTAGAAGAATAGCAAGATATAAGACTAAAGTTCTTTAAATAATTCTTTCCAATTATCACCAGTTATTTGATCAGCGAGTTTCTTTTTAGTATTTAAAGTTTTCATTATCTTTTCATCTAAAGTATTAGGACATATAAAATCTATATATAATACTTTATCCTTTTGTCCAATTCTATGTGCTCTATCTTCAGATTGAAGTCTAACTTCCATATCATAAGTATTATTAAAATAGATTACAGTTTTAGCATTAGTTAATGTAAGTCCATATCCACCAGTTCTAGGTTGTCCTACAAAAAATCTTAATTCTCCTGATTGAAATCTTTCAACAATACCTTGTCTATCTTCTGCTTTAGTATCACCAAAGAAAGCTGCAACTTTACTTGCTCCAAATTTTTTAGCTAATGTATCTCTAATTAATTTAATACTATTTCTATAAGTTGCCCATATAATTATGTTGCCTTGAGTTTCTTCTATTACACTTAATAGTTCCTGAATCCTTGGATTCTCACCTTCTATATTTTCTTCAGTTTTATTATCATATTTAATAAATCCACATAATATCTGCTGTAATCTCAATATTCGTGTGATAATAAGAGGCGCCGTCACTAATTTCTCACGTTCTAGTTCTAGTATAGCACGTTTTTTAAGTATGACATACATGCGCTTTTGAGCCGGTGTCATGTCGATATGTCTTATTTGACGTAGTTTAGGTGGTAAATCTAAACATTCTTCTTTAGTTACTCTAAAAGAATGTTCATCTAATATTTTTTGAAGTTCATCTAATCTTTGATAACCTACTACTTCATCAAAACTATGACTAGATGTTCTTCTTCTTTGAATAACACAAAATGTATTTCGATAAGCATAGAAACTCGATTGAAGTATAAACTCATCTAGAAAATGCATTTGAGACCATAAGTCTAATGGACCTTGGGTCACTGGAGTTCCTGTTAATATTCTTCGATAAGTTGCTAATTTACCTAACTTCATACATGCTTTAGTTCTTCTAGCAGTTCTATTTTTTATATTAGTGCTTTCATCTATACAGAAAAAAGATTTAGAAATATTTAATAATCGTTGTAAATAGTTTTTACCTTTCTCTGTAGATAGAGCTTCTATATTAATAATAAAAAATTTTAATTTATGAGAAAATTCTAAAAATTTAGTTAATCTTTCAATATTAGTTTTAGTTTCTATTGGATTCCAAATACATATATCTGTAAAACTAACCACATCTGCAGGCATATGAGCTTTAAATTCTGAAGCATACCAATTACGATATACACCTTTAGGGGCAGCAATAATAGCAGTATCAATATTACCTTTTCGATAAAGATAAGCAATGTTATCAATAATAACTTTAGATTTTCCTGTACCCTGTTCCATAAATAAAGCATAATATTTTTTTTCTTTACTTTTATCAAATGCATCATATTGATGTTGATAAGGTTTAGTTTTAAAATTATATTTTAAAAATTTCTTTTCATTTATAAATTTTACTTGCATATAAATCTTTCTGTTTTCTAATTATAATTTTACTTTATATAGTTTTTAATATATAAGTAAATAATAAAAATGAGAAAGGAGAAACTTTATGGCTAAAGTTTACATAGTACAAGAAAATCCAAATGTAAATGTTATTGGGGCTGGTCGTTTTGGAGATTTAATTCCATTACTACCACCAGGTCGACAAATTACTCTTTCATCATCACCAGTTGTAAAATTATTAAAAACTAAATTAAAAGATTTTAGTGATAATGATTACTTACTTGCAATGGGTGATCCAGTTGCTATTGGAATTGCTTCGATAGTAGCTTCGGATATTAATAATGGAAAAGTAAATATGTTAAAATGGGATAGAGAAAATCAATGTTATTATAATGTGAATATTGATCTTTATCAGAAAGGAGAAAGTAATGAGTAAAGAAAAGTGGATATTCGATTCAGTCGAAAAACACAAGAAGAAAGAAAGTTTACCAAAAGGTGGATTAGAAATAGTTACAGCTATTGGAAATAAACTTATAAAGAAAAAGAAAAATCTTATGAAGGAAGAAGAAAAACTTAAAGAGTTAAAAGCTGAAATTCGTGAGATTGAAGAAAAAGAATTACCTGATGCTATGGCGTCATGTAATAATATGACTAGATTTGATTTAGCCGATGGCAGTCAAGTTTCAGTTAAAGATGATTTATTTTGTTCTATACCAGAAGATAAAAGAGCAGGTGCTCTTAAATGGTTAGAAGAAAATGGACATAGTGAACTAATTAAACATGATGTTAAAGTTAGTTTCGCAAAAGGCGAGTATGATGAAGCTGATAAACTAATTAAGGTATTAAATAAAAATTTTAAAAATATACCTTATGACGAAAAATCTTCAGTTCATGCTGGCACATTAAAAGCTTTTGCTAAAGAAAGATATAGTCTTGGTGAAACATTACCAGAAGAATATTTTTCTGTATACGAAGCCAGTATAGCAAAAGTTAAACTCGGAAAGGAGAAATAATATGGCGAATAAACAAGTAGAAGTCAAATCAAATAATGAACTCGCAACAGGCGATATTTCACCTGATTTGATTATTAAATCAGCTGGTCGTGGTTTAGAAAATGTCACTAATGATGATATTACTATTCCTAGATTAGCGATAGTACAAGCCGGCTCACCTCAAAGAAAAAAGAAAGATGAAAAATATATTGAGGGTGCTGAAGAAGGTAATATCTTTAATACAGTTACTAATCAATTATATAGTGATTCGATTACAGTTATACCTTGTGGATACAGAAAGTCCTATGTAGAATGGGTACCTAGAGAAAAAGGTGGAGGTCTTGTAGCAGTACATGATATGAAACCTGATGGAACTAAAACTGATCCAAAAACTAGAAAGTCAATGTTAGGTGAAAATCAAATAGTTGATACAGCTGAACATTTCGTTTTAGTTAAAAAAGATAAATCGTTTGAACCTGCGGTTTTAACGATGACATCTAGTAATCTTTCAGTTTCAAGAAAGTGGAATACACTTCTTAAAATGAAAAAGATGAATGTAAAAGGACAGATGGTTGAACCACCTTCTTTTCTTTTTATGTTTAACTTATCAACTATTAATGCTGAAAATGATTTAGGTAGTTGGTATAAATATAAAATAGAAGAAATAGGTACAGTATCAAGTAAAGATATATTTAAACAGGCAGAAAGTCTTTCAGATTCAATATCTGAAGGTAAAGTAAAAGCTTCAGACCCTGTTGATACTGATACATCTTCAGAAGAAAAAGATACTAAAACACCATTTTAGTTATGCTTTATGAAGATTTTTTCAAGGTCTTTCCAGGCCTAACCAGAGCTTATGGCCAATTTTTTATAACAGAAAGAAAAGGTCCTAAACTTGATGGCTATGGAAAGACCATAAGGGAAAATTATGTCGCTGAACTTTGGAAACAACACCTAGATGGTAAAACTGGTCTAGGTGTTATTCCAATTAATAAAGAAAATAAATGTAAATGGGGTTGTCTAGATGTCGATGATTATTCTGTTGATATAGAAAAAATTAGTAAACAGTTTATAAAAAAGAATTTAATAGTATGTAGATCAAAATCAGGAGGAGCCCATATTTTTATTTTTACTAAAAATTTTGTATCTGCTTCTTCAATGATTAATAAATTAAAAGAAATTGTAAAAGCATTTGGTTTTGTTAAATATGATTTAAGACCACAGCAAACTAAATTAATTGATGATAATGATTGTGGCAGTTGGTTAAATATGCCATACTTTGGTGGAGAATCCACTGATAGATATGCTCTTTATGATGGCCAAGTATTAACACCTGAACACTTTATTAAATGGGTAGAAAAATTTTCATTAGATTCACTTGAATCTCTGGATCTAACTTTTATCAAAAAACTTAATAAATCCAACGAAATTTTACCAGGCGGGCCACCTTGCCTCCAAGATTTACTTTCTAAAGGAGCATTAGGAGAAGGTAGTAGAAATAATGGTCTTTTTAATATTGGAGTTTATTTAAGGAAAAGATTTCCAGAAGATTGGCAAGATAAATTAGAAGAATATAATGATGAATACATTGATCCTCCCCTTAAACCTAGAGAATTTACAACAGTATTACAAAGTTTAGATAAAAAAACTTATAATTATAAATGTAAAGATTCACCAATTAATTCAGTTTGTAATAAAACTAAATGTATTACATGTGAATATGGTATTAATGATGATGGTACAATGCCTACTTTAAATAGTATTACTAAAATATTAACTAATCCACCACAATATTTTTTAACTTTAAGTGAGAAAAAAATTGGTCCATTATCTAGTAAACAAATTTATAATTTTTTAGATTTTAAACAAGTTGTATTTGAGAATTTAGATATGCTTCTTCCTAAAATAAATGATAAATTATGGACTGAAACTGTTAATGATTTAATGTCTAGAGTTATTGCTGTTGAAGCACCTAAAGATAGTAGTAATGAAGGTAGATTATTTGATCTATTAGAAAGATTTTGTACTGGTTCCACTTCTTCTACAGAAATAGAAGATTTATTAAGAGGAAAATCTATTATTCAAGATAAAATAACAGAATTTAGAATAAATGATTTTATGGAATTTTTAGATAGACATCGATTTAAAGAATTTAAATTACATGAAATTACTGCCTATTTGAAAAATTTAGGTGCTACTCATAGCGGAAAAAAGATAAAAGGAAAATTTACGAATACTTGGTCTATTCCAAGTTTTCAAGTACAAACTGAAGAATTTAAACAACCAAATATAAATAAGGAGGCGTATGAATAAAGATAGAGCTATTAATATTTTATTAACACATGCTAAAAAATATAATGATCCACATTATAAAGCAGATATACAAGGTTTAACTGCTGCAGTTTTATTTATGGATACTTATATTAAAGAAAATAAAAAAGATAGCAAAGTAGAAATTAAAGGTCTTGAATTTAAATTAACAAAAGGAGTATAATGTATATATTTTTTGATACTGAAACTAATGGGTTATGGAGAAGGGATTTACCTTCTAATCATAAAGATCAACCTAGACTTGTAAGTATAGCTTTTCAAGTATGCGATGATAAAGAAAAAATTATAGCTCAATATTCTAGTCGAATAGAGCCAAAATCAAGAGATGTACCTGATTTTATTATTCCTAAAGAAGTTGAAGATATTCATGGAATATCTACTAAAGAAGCCCAAGATACAGGAATAGCTTTACAGTATCCTTTAGCTATGATGACTTACTTTATAAGTAAGTGTCATACAATGGTTGCTCATAATTTAGCTTTTGATTTACAAATATTAGAACGAGAATTAACACTTTTAAATTTTATTTATAAACAGCCTCAAAAATTACATTGTACTATGATGATGGCTAAAGATCAATTAAAATTAAAAGCTGATTATAATGATTATAAATTTCCTAAATTAGAAGAATGTTTTAAACATTTTTTTCATAGAGGAATTCATAATTATCACGATGCTTTATTAGATGTTCAATTATGTAGAGAATTATATTTTCATATGAAAAGAATAGGTATTGAAGAAGTTACTCATCAAGCTATTCCTAAAGAATTATTAAATAGAATAGAAGGAAATAAATATCAAAACTTAATTAATTTTTTAAATAATATTAATAAAAATAAATTAAATGATTGGGAAAATAGTTTTTGTCAATCAGTAATTGAAAAAACAAATAAAAATGGTGATAAACATATTTTATTATCAGATAAACAACGTGCTACTTTAAGAAAAATATATAATAAACATAATGGAAAGTAAGACAATTAAAATTTTTGGTAGTCCTGGTACAGGAAAAACTACAACTCTTTTAAAACTTTTAGAAGAAAAAATTGCAGAAGGATATAAACCTGAAAAAATTGGATTTTTTTCTTTTACTCGTAGAGCAATTAGAGAAGCAAGAAGTAGGGTTATTAAAAAATTTAATCTTTCAGAAGATGATTTAGAATATTTTAGGACTATCCATAGTTTATGTTATCGAACTTTAAATATAAATAGTGGTCAAGTTTTTAAAGGAGAACGTGTAAAAGAATTTAGTGAAATTGCTAGAGTAGAAATGTCAGGAGTATCTGAAGAAGATACATCTGGATTATCTGTCGGAAATAAAAGAGGTGATTTACTTTTATTCTGTGATGAAGTTTCAAGATCAAGTGAAAGAGATTTAAAAGACGTGTGGAAAGAATTAGAATGTGAACATACTTGGGAAGAACAAGAATACTTTTCTAAAGCATTAATTAATTTTAAGAAATCTAAAAATCTTTTAGATTTTACTGATATGCTAGATATTTTTATAAAAGAAGAAACTATTCCACAATTAGATATTATTTTTGTAGATGAAGCTCAAGATTTAACAACTAAACAATGGAAAGTAATAGAAAGAATAAATGAATATTGTAAATTTAGATATATAGCAGGTGATGATGATCAAGCTATCTATCGTTGGGCAGGAGCTGATGTTAAAAGATTTTTAAATATTAAAGGTAATATTGAAGTATTACCTATAAGTTATAGATTGCCAAAAACTATTCATAAATTAGCTTGTGATATTTCTCATAAAATTTCTTTAAGACAAGTAAAAAATTGGACTTCAAGAAAGGATCAAGGATCAATAACTGATATTTATTCCATTGAAGATGTAGATATGTCAGAAGGAGAATGGCTTATATTAGCTCGATCAGGTTATCAATTATTTAAAGCTGAATCTTATTGTAAAAGAATGGGTTGGTTTTATGAAAAAGGTTACCACGAATTTAAAACTAATAAATTTGTTATTGCTATTAGATCATGGATTAAATTAAATAGAGGTGAAACTATTTCTTTTGATGAATTAAAAAAATTATATCAGTGTATTAAAAGTAAAACAGGAATCACTAGAGGTTTTAAAAAATTAGAAGGTATTGATCAAAATAAAGAATTTTCTCTTCAAGATTTAAGAGAAAATGTAGGATTAATTGCTAAAGGAGAATGGCAAGAAGTTATTTTTGGTCTAGATCCCGAAGATATTTTAATGTTTGAATCTTTAATTAAATCAGGAGATATTTTTAAAAATAAAGCGAGGATAAGATTATCAACTATTCATGGAATAAAAGGAGGAGAAAGTGATAATGTTGTGGTTATTTCCGATATTTCTTATAAAACTTGGAGAAAATTTAATGTTGAACCAGATGATGAACATAGAGTTTTTTATGTAGCTGTAACACGAGCTAAAAAAAATTTGTTCTTGTTGCATCCAGAAACGAAGTATAGTTACGAATTACGATGAAAGCATTAGGAACTTATATATTTGCTGGCGGTTTTACTCTTGGAGTAAGTAAACATTTTGATGTTGAAGCTCATTTCGAAATGAAACCAGGTTTATATAAAAAAACTTTTAAAGCTAATTTTCCAAATATTCCTGTATATGAAGGTGAAGAAGAATGGCCTCGAAAAAAATTTAAAAATAAGATTGATTTTGTTTATTGCAATCCACCATGTGCTCCTTGGTCTAATTTAGGAGGAGCACAGAAAGGAGCAGGAGCATGGAGAGATGATCCTAGAATTGCATGTTGGAGAAATAGCTTTAATCTTTTAAAAGAATTAAATCCCACAGCTTTAGCTATTGAATCAGTTCCTCGAATTTACTCTAAAAATGGAGGATATCCAATGATTATGGAATTAACTAAAGAAGCAAATAAATTAAATTATCAAGTTACCCATTTATTAATTGATGGAGGTTTTACTGGTTTAAATCATAGTAGAAAAAGATTTTTTTTTATAGCAACTAAATATGGATTAAATCCGCATATTTTAAATTTTCAACCATTACCAACAGCGGGAGAAGTTTTAAGTGAATTTAAAAAAGAACATGGATCCGATATAGGACATTTAATGAAGTTAGGAGAAAATGAAAAACCTTATCTTAAACATTGTAAACAAGGAGAAAGTTTAAGAGTAACATGGGAAAGATATAATCCACCAGAAACTTGGGTACGAGGAGGAATGCGTGGAGGAGTAAAAGGTAGACCTCAATTTATGAAATGGAGATTAAAAGATAATGCACATATACCAGTTATAGCAGGAGGATTCTATATACATCCTAATGAAGATAGATTATTTGGTCATAAAGAATTAGCTTATATGGCAGGTTTTCCAGTAGATTATAAATGGGAAGGACCAAGTTCTAGTATAGGATCACAAATCGCACGTGGAGTAATGCCTCCTGTCGCTGAATATGTAGCAAGAATAATAAAAAATAGTATTAAAGAAAAGAATAAAAAAGAAGAAGAATTACAAATTATAGATTTTAGAAAGGTACCAGAACAAGCTACATTATTATGATCTTTAAAGAATTAAAAACTATTAATATTAAAGAGGATCCTATTAGACCTGAATTAGATTTAAAATGGAGATTAAATCATGGAAGAAAAATATTTGGATTAGAACAATTAAATGGAGATATTATAGGAGTAGTATGTATAGCAAGAACTTTAGGAATTCCTAGAAATATAAGAGAATTAAGTGCACTTACCAATTTAGGAGGAGATATATTAGTAGCTTATAGTTTATGGAGTAATAAAAAAGGAGCAGGAAGTTTATTAATAAATCATTTAAAATTTTATGCTCATCAAGAAGAAGTAAAAAAATTAGTTACTCTTTCTCCTTTAACAGAAATGGCTAGAAAATTTCATTTAAGAAAAGGAGCTGTAGAATTAAAAACTCATCAAGAAGGAAGGAATTTTGAATATCACTTATGACTTATGAAGATATGTTTGAAGATATGGATAAAGATACTTTAATAAAAGATATTGATGCTTTTCATAAAAAATTTGGATTTGAAAAAAATGATAAAGTTGGTATACCAGAAAATAATGAATTAGTTAATTTTAGAACTTCTTTTTTATTAGAAGAACTTACAGAATATACTCAAGCAATAACTAAAAAAGATACAGCTGGTGCTTTAGATGCTCTTGTTGATATAGTTTATATTGCATTAGGAACTGCGTGGCTTTTTAATTTACCTTTTGAAAAAGCTTGGAATGAAGTACAAAAAGCCAATATGAGTAAAATAAGAACTAAAAGTAAATCTAAAAAACGTGGTACATCTTTTGATGTAGTAAAGCCTAAAGGATGGAGACCACCTGATCTAGAACAAATAATTGAAGAAGAAAAAGAAAAACAAGATGAAAATACTAATAACAGGCTTTAATGCATTAGCTGTAGGAACAGCAAGAAGTACACTAAATATATCTACATCAGCTAGAATATTACCTACAGTTTTAAAAGATTTAGGACATGATGTTACTCAAAAAGCAATTGTCCCGGGAGAAGATGTTTCTCAATATGATAAAGTTTTTGTATTTGTATTTGGTCCTAATAGTTTATCAGCACGTTTTTGGTATGGTGCAGCATATACTTTAATTAAAAGACCAGATGCAATTGTATCAATAGATGATTGGCAAACTAAAGATTCAGTAAGTGGTTTTGGAACTTTTAGTAGAGGTCATTGGAGAATATGGAAAAAATTAAGTAAAGCAGGAAATCCAGTAGGAAAAGTTAATTGGGATGAGGCTCAAGATTATAAAAAAGAAATAGAAGATTTTGTAGATACATTTGCTTTTGAAGAATGGCCTTATAAACTTTTAATTCCAGCTTATGATGGTGGTAATTATGAAACTTTAGGGATGAGAGCTAAAGAAATTATAAATTGGGATCCTTCAATTTATTGTAATTTACATTTAAATCATCCTGATTTAATAAATTTATTTTCAAGTCAATCTCATGAAAGAAAAAAAGAATGGGCTTGTGCTAGTTTAGTAAGTAAACAAAATTGGTTAAAACAACAATATTTTAATTGGCCTGTAAAAACTTTTGGAAATATAAAAGAAGGACAAACAAGATTAAAAGAACATGAATTATTTGCAGAGTATTGTAAAATATGGGGAATAATAAGTCCGCCTCATTATCATACTTTACAAGGAAGTGGCTGGTGGAGAGTAAGATATAAAATGGCATTAGATGCAGGATGTATTATCTATGGTCATCCTGAAGAAACTAAAGTATTAGGTTTTTATCATGAACCTGAAAATTTAGAAAAATGTAGTAATGATGAATTAACTAAAGTATTTAATAGTCAAGCTGAAATTTTAAAAAATAAATTTTGGTCGAAAGAAAGAACGAAAGAATTTTTTAAATGTTTATTAAAGGAAAAATCTTAATATTTGAAGGACCTGATGGTGTAGGTAAAACTACATTAATAAATCATATTAAAAAAAAATTTAAAAACTCTTATTATATGCATTTAAGAGTTCATAAAAATATGAAATTGTGGCATACAGCTAGTGCAAGATTAGCAGTAAGAAAACAACTTGAAGGTAAATTAGTTTTAATAGATAGACATTGGCCTAGTGAACAATTTTATTCTTATATAAGAAGTAGTGGTCCAAGTTATAATCCGGGTTTTTTATATACTAGATTAAAAGAAAGAGGTGCAAAATATATTTGGTGTATTCCAGAAGATACAGCAAGAGTAAAAGAAAATCATAGATTAAATAAAACTTTAAGACACGAAGAATATGATAATATAGATTCAGTAATAGATGATTATTATTTTTCTTGGTTTGGTAAATGTAAAAGAAATGTTTTTATTAAAAATTTATCTCCTTTAAGAGAAAGAAAAGATTTTATCAGATACGATATGTTTAAAGATGGCTATAAATTAGATCAATTTACAGATAAGGTTTTAAATGCGATATAGTTATATAATTACTTCTTTAACAGATGAAAAACAAGAAACAATAGAAGCGATGTCATTTAAAAAAATGTTAAAAAAATTAGTTTTAAAATTTCCAAAAACAAAAATTATATGTGCATATGTAAATAAAAAAGGTAAAGATATTAAAAAAATTATAGATACAAATAAAATTAAAGTGAAAGATTAAAGTGAAAGAAACTAATATCAGATATAAAAAAATGTTATGGGATATTTATAATCTTCCTGAGTTTATGTGTAAACCTAGAGGATTAAATATAAAAGAAAAAATTAATCACTCTTTTAAAATAGGTATGGAAGACCCTATTATAACGATACCTGAAAGAAAATTATCTTATAGTTTTATGTTTGGTGAAGCAGCCTGGATGTTAAGTGGTAGAAATGATGTTGCAAGTGTAGCTAAATATGTTGATGGAGTTAAAAGATTTAGTGATGATGGTGTAACTTTTTTTGGAGCTTATGGTCCTAAAATTATTACTCAAACATCTTATGTAATTAATACTTTAATAAAAGATAATGATAGTAGACAAGCTGTTATAAACATATGGAGAGAGAATCCTAGATCAAGTAAAGATATTCCTTGTACTTTATCTTTACAATTTTTATTAAGAGAAGCAAGTGATGAGTTATGGTTACATACGATTGCTAGTATGAGAAGTAATGACGCCTGGTTAGGTACTCCTTATGATACTTTTAACTTTAGTGCAATCTCTTTTTATATACTTTGTTGGTTAAATTTTCGTGGATTAAAATGTAAGTTAGGTGAATTAAATATACAAGCAGGAAGTAGACATCTTTATGAAAATGATTTTAGTAAATTAGATAATATATTTACAAGTACATATCAAGATGAAGATTTTAATTTAAATAATCTTATTGAAAAGTATAAAAAAACTCCTACTAAATTTATTGATATTTTATGGGAAATGGCAAATTTAAAAGGCACAGAGTTAAGACCTAATGGATTACTCTCTGAAAGATTAGATTATTTAATATATGGCTAATCAAGAATCATATAATTGTAAAACTTGTGATCGACTTATTTTTAGTTTTATTGAAACTGAAAATAATTTTTTTTATTGTCAGGAATGTTATAAAAAGTTAAAAGAATATCTATTAATAAAAAGAGTAGTAACATCCTCAAGATTTGATTCAGCTAAAATTTATAAATTTAAAAAATATGGATAATTATAGACAACCTGCTGATTTTTATTTTTTGAGAATGGCGTTGTTAGTATCCGAACGAGGAACTTGTGTCAGAAGAAAAGTTGGTTGTATTTTAGTAAATAAAAAAAATCATGTATTAGCAACTGGTTATAATGGAAATCCAAGTGGGTTTACTCATTGTTTAGATAATCCTTGCAAAGGAGCACACTCTACAAGTGGAAAAGATTTAGATAAATGTGAAGCTATACATGCTGAGCAAAACGCATTACTTCAATGTAAAGATGTATATGATATACATACAGTCTATTGTACAGTAAGTCCTTGTATTCATTGTGTTAAATTACTTTTAAATACTTCAGCTAAAAGAATTGTATTTGGAGAAAAATATATTCAAAAAGATGCTGAAAGATTATGGGGTATGACAGATAGAGATTGGGCTTATATTAATATTAATTTTATTTTAGGAAAATTAAATTAATGTTTAATGTAAATAAAATAGATGAAGCAAATTTAATAGCAATAGATACCGAGACCTATGATCCTAATCTTAAAACAATGGGTCCTGGTGGTTTTAGAAAAGATGGTTTCATAGCAGGTATTTCTATTGCAACTGATAGTGGATATAACGAATATTTTCCAATTAAACACCAAGGTGGTGGAAATTTAAATAAAGAAAAAGTCATTAGTTTTTTATTATATATTTACTCAAAGAAGAAAAAGCTCGTATTTGCTAACGCAATGTATGACGTAGAGTGGCTTTATTCACTGGATAAGCGACTTACCCTTACTCGTAGTCACGAGATTTTAGATGTACTTGCAATAGAACATCTACTTGATGAAAATAAATTAAAGTATTCATTAAACTCATTAGCAAAGTTTTATTTAAGAAAATCTAAATATGAAGTTGAACTCGAACAAGCTGTCTTATATAAGTTTGGTAAACGTGCTAAAGTAAAAGAAAATTTATGGAGACTACACGCAAATGAAGTAAGTGAATATGCTAAAGAAGATGCTTTACTTACTTTACAAATATATCAAAAACAACAAGAAAGAATAAAGAGAGAAGGTATTGAAGATATAATTAAATTTGAATCAAAGTTAATTCAAGTTCTATTTGAAATGAGAAAAAAAGGAGTAAGAGTTGATGTTGATAAAGCCCATAAATTATATGTAGAGTTAGAAAAAAAACAAATTCATATGCAATCACGACTAAATACTTTAGGAGGAACCATAGTTAATGTATGGGCAAACGCCTCTTTAAAGGAAGCATATGATAAAAATAACATTAAATATAACTACACCGCAAAAGGTACTCCATCTTTCACTGCAAGTTGGCTGGAAACTCAAGTGGATGATGTTAGTCAAAGTATTTTAAATATTCGTAAATTAGACAAGATACGAAATACATTTATTAAAAACATGATTATTGATAAATCTGTTAATGGTCGTATACATTGTAGTTTTAATCCAATGGGTACAGTTACAGGAAGATTTAGTTCTCAATATCCTAATCTTCAACAAGTACCAGCTAGAGACCCTGAACTTGGTCCGATGATCAGAAGTTTATTTATACCAGAAGAAGATTCCGAATGGTATTGTGCGGATTACTCTCAACAAGAACCTAGAGTATTAGTACATTATGCTAGTCTTAAAGATATGAAAAGTGCTTTACAAGTTCAAAAAGAATTTTGTAGAAATGATAAAACAGATTTTCATCAAATGGTTGCTAATATGGCAGGAATAGAAAGAAAGCAAGCCAAGACTATTAATTTAGGATTATTCTATGGTATGGGAAATAAAAAATTAGCTGCACAATTAGGATTAGAACAAGATCAAGCTTATGAATTATTTAATCAATATCATAATAAAGTACCATTTGTTAAAGAATTATCAAGACAAGTATCAAATGTGGCAGGGAGTAGGGGTTATATTAAAACTTTACTTGGTCGTAAAAGAAGATTTGATATGTGGGAACCTAGAGATAGTTGGGGAGAAAGAGCATATACACTTTCCGAAGCACACGCACAGTATCCTAAACAAGAATTAAAACGAGCTTATACTCATACAGCATTAAATGCTTTAATTCAAGGTTCATCAGCTGATATTACAAAAGCTGCAATGTTAAAAATTTATGAAGCAGGAATTTTAGATGAAATAGATTTAAAACTAACTATTCACGATGAATTAGATTTTTCAATTCCTTGGAATAAACAAAAATGTTTTGAAGAAGCTTTACAAATCATGAAAACTTGCGTAAAGTTGAAAGTGCCCTTAAAGGTGGATGTCGAGAAAGGAGATAATTGGGGTAACGCAAAATAAATGAAAATAGGTTTTATCGGGTTAGGAAAACTAGGTTTACCAGTAGCTTTAGCGTGTGAAAGTAAAGGTCATACTGTTATTGGTACAGATATTAATGATCGTACACTTCGTGATATTAGATTTAAAAGTTTAACTTATAAAGAAGAAGGTGCTAATAAATTATTACAAAAATCTCAATTAAAATTAAAAACTACAGATAAAATTGTGGAAGAAAGTGATATTATATTTGTTCCTATTCAAACTCCGCATGAAGAAAAATATGAAGGTATAACTCGTATTCCAGAAGAAAGAGCAGATTTTAATTATGATTATTTAGTGAAAGGAATAAAAGATTTAAATGAAGAAATCGAAAAACAAGGGAAAGATAAAGTTGTGGTTATTATATCTACTGTCCTTCCTGGTACTATTACAAAACTTATTAAACCAATTTTAGGCACACATTTAAAACTTTGTTATAATCCATTTTTTATAGCAATGGGAACAACTATTACTGATTTCTTAAATAGCGAAGTTATTTTATTTGGAGTAGATGATAAGTCTGCTGCTAAAAAAGCTAAAGAATTTTATAAAACAATTAATAATGCTCCTTTTCATGAAACTACTTTAGAAAATGCTGAATTAATTAAAGTAGTCTATAATACTTTTATTTCAACGAAGATAGCAATGATAAATACTATTATGGAAACTTGTCATTATTTACCTAATACAGATGTTGATGATGTTACTAAAGCTCTTGCTTTATGTACAGATAGAATTATAAGTCCTAAATATTTAACAGGGGGAATGGGAGATGGAGGAGGTTGTCATCCTAGAGATAATATAGCTCTGAGTTATTTAGCTCAAAAATTAAATTTATCATATAATTGGTATGATAATATAATGAAACAAAGAGAAGTACAAACTGAATGGTTAGCTAATCTATGTATAAAATATGCTGAAGATAAAAAAATAAATATTTTAGGTAAATGTTTTAAACCTGAAACTAATTTAACAGTAGGAAGTCCTTCTATCTTGTTGAAAAATATTCTAAAAGAAAAAGGTAAAGAAGTTACTATGTGGGATCCTTGGGTTGACGATAATGATATTATGAAAGTAAAGGATACTTATAAATGGGATAAAGAACCTCAATTATTTTTTATAGGAACTAAACATGAAGCTTGGAAAGAATTTTATTTTATGTCAGGTTCAATAGTTATTGATCCTTTTAGATATTTAAAAGTAAATAAAGATGTAAAATATATACCGATTGGAAAAAATAATGACTCCTTTTGAACGACTAAATTTTATTAGAAAATGGCTAATTGATTATGTTGAAAGTATGGATACGCCTGCTAATTGTTTAGTAGTAGGAATTTCAGGAGGAGTGGATTCATCAGTTGTTAGTACAATTTGTGGACTAACTGGAATTAAAACACTTGTGGCATCAATGCCTATTTCCCAAAGACCCGAAGATCATGACTTATCTATTAAACATAAAAATTGGTTAACTACTAAATTTCAAAATTGTTATGGTGTTAATTTAGATTTAACTCATACTTTTTTAAGTTTTGAAAATCAAATGATAGATATGAAATTTACAGATAAAATGGGTTTAGCAAATTCTAGAGCAAGAATGAGAATGATGTGTTTATATCAAATATCCGCTAGTACCAAGGGTATTGTGGTAGGAACAGGAAACAAAATTGAAGACTTTGGTGTAGGTTTTTTTACAAAATATGGTGATGGGGGAGTAGATATTTCACCAATCGCAGATTGTACAAAAACTCAAGTATGGGATATGGCACGAGAATTAAAAATTTTAGATGAAATAATAAATGCTGAACCTACTGATGGTTTATGGAATGATGGAAGAAAAGATATAGATCAATTAGGAATGTCTTATTCCAAAATAGAATATTTAATGAATAATCCAACAGAGCCTGATTATCAAAAATATTTAAAATTAAGAAAGAAGAATTTACATAAAATGAAATCAATCCCTGTATGTAAGTTTAATGGAAAAGCAAATTTGGCAGACGATTAGATCAAAATTAAACGATTTTTTTATTCAGAGAATTGAGACACAGATTGAACGAGGAATTCCTGATGTGCACTACTGTTCAGCTGGTCAAAGTGGTTGGCTAGAAGGTAAGTATGTGCGGTCCCCCAAAAGAGAAAAAACCAAATTAAAGCTAAAGCTGAGTATAGAACAAATCGCATGGCACAAGTCTTATACCTATCACGGAGGACTTGTCTATATAATTGTGAAAAAGGATAAAGAAATTTATTTATTTCCAAGTTCAGAAGGTGAAGCTTTAGCGATTGGTGTAACTCGGGAAGAATGGGAGCAAAAAGCGATAGCGAAAGATTGGAACACAATACGAATAATCTTGTCTAAAAAAGAAAAAAATAATATATAGTAAGAATAGCAAGTAATTATCGCAGGGCGTTAAGCCGTGGGTCTACAGAGACAGGTAGTTATTTGCCTAGGATCAGTAAGACTTATGAGACACAGAATTCTGAGACGGCTCAATACTAGTGTGTCGCCGAAGCGGTCTTACTGATTCAATTAATAATAAAGAAAGGAGAAATATGCCAGAAGAAAAAGAGAGTATTCTGAAGCGAATACAAAAGCTTTTAAAGATGTCAGAAGAAAATGGTGCATCAGAGAACGAAGCCATGCTTGCTGCTAATAAAGCTCAACAATTGCTTTCGGAACATAATCTATCTATGTCTGATATAAAAGATGATACAGAAGTAGAACCAATTGATAAAGAATCAGTTGATGTCGCAAGAGATAATTGGCGTGGTTGGATTCAATCAGCTACTGCTAAATTATACTTTTGTCAAATGTATACTTCGTCAGGTATAGATGCTAATTATCGTAGAGTGAAAAAAGCTACTTTTGTTGGAAGAAAATCCAATAGAATAGTAGCTAAATCAATGTGCGATTACTTTATAAGTACAGTTGTAAGACTAGCAGAGAATGAGTTTAAAACTGTACCTGGTAGTAAGTCAGCTATTAATCGAATGAAACAAGCTTTTAAGTTAGGTTGCGCAAGTCGTCTATCTAAAAGATTGAAAGATAGATTTGAAGAAATAGCTCCACCTTATGAAGGTATAAAAAATCCAGATGGATTACCAATGCTTTATAAGAATGAACAGAAGGCTCTTTCGGAGTGGCTCGTTAGTCAAGGTGTTCGTATTGTATCGAAAAAAAGCAGTATGAATATAAGAGATAGAGCCGCTTATCATAACGGTAAAGCCGCAGGAGGTGGTATTGGTCTAAATACTCAAGTAAATGCTCAAACAAAAAGTAGAATGCTTGGGAGATAAATGTTATAATGGGGTCAGAAGATTGGCCCCATGAAACTAACTGAAATTAAATACAAAAATACAACAACAAAAGTCATCTTTAAAAAGATAGATGACTATGCTTTATATACTTACAATACTAATACCTTAATTATTAGAAAAGGACTTACTAAACAAATGTTAGGTAAGACTTTATTTCATGAAATTTTTCATATTATAATGGCTTTAAATGATTTTCAAGTAGGCCCGCATGGTGAAGAAAAAGTAGCAACTTTAACAGAACAATATTATACTGTTTTAAAAAGTAATCCTATTTTAAAAAATTTAATAGTGAGGTGTTTAAAAGATAAATGAAATTTATATTAAGTATGATAATATGTAGTTCAGTATATAATAGCTGTTTACCTCCTCATAATATGCCCGAAGTATATAACTCTCATTATGAATGTATGATTTCTGGATATAAGGAATCTATTAAAAAAGCTGAAGAGATAGGAGCAGAAGAAGTTAATAAATATGGAACTATTATTAAATTTATGTGTATAGATGAAACTCTTATTCTTCCTAAACCTAAACCTGTACAAGAACATGTTTAAAGAAGCTCATCATCATTTAATGACAGAGTTAATGAGTTTACCTACAAAAAATTATTGGGTGAAATTTATATATACAAATAAATTAAATCCTGAAAAAAAATTACTATTAGAATTTCCACAATATGATAGTGAACCTTATTTTCCTAGAGTAAATAGGTTCTATGAATTTTGTATAAAGAAAATGAAAATGTTTAATTTTTTAGATTATGAAGTAATTGAATATAAGAATGAAATTCCTCGTTATCAAGTAGATTTAGAGAAAGAGTATACAATCCATTAAAATAGTGTGACGTAGGACGCTTTAGAGCGCAGGTTTTAGTCTTTTAGATAGTAAGTATCGTTGATTTTTTTCTTGTTTTTATGGATTATTTTTTATTTTAAAAATTATATATTAAGTAAAAAATAGAAAGGAAAAATATGTCGAAAGAAAAATTAAGTACAATAATTAAAAAAGTTAATAAAGAAAACGAGCCACCTGGTGGCTGGAAGAAAGAAGATAAAATTATGTCTGATAAAGAAGTTGCAGCATCTGTTGATTTAGAAACTTCTGATTTTAGCGATGATGGTTCTGATATAGATGAATTAAGAGATATATTGGACGGTAGAGAATGAATCACTTATTAATTAAAAGAAGTGATTTAATTTATTCTAATACAATAGCGAGAGCCAATAATTGGCCTAGACATTTTAAAGAACATAACTTTGAAGATATTAAAAAATTCGATAAGAGGCAAGAGTGGCCGATTCATTTCTCGATTAAGATGAGAAAAGATTGTTGGCGTATTCTTTTCGAACATGCAAATGGAGAGTTATATCAATTAGATATACCTAACTCTATTTATGAAAAACTAACTTTAAAAATAGAGGAGGAGGTAAAACCGATTGTCTATAATTAAACATGTAGTAATATTAAAGACTGGATTCCATTTTAGTTTTATGCATGCTACACCAGTAGATTGGGAGCATGTAAGAGCTATAATTAATGACAAGACTGTGGAAGTAGCACAAGCTAGATGGGATGGAGAAAACTACGAAATGCTTTGTGACGAAAACGCATTAAGTAAAAATAATGTTCAATTAAATCAAAAAGCAACGATGGCATATAGAAGTTATTGGCACTGGTATAATCAAGAAGTACCAGATGATGCTCGTAGTGAAATTGATATAAATAGGAGAAATATATGGGGAAATGTAATTTTAATTAAACAACCCTATTTAAATAAATAGAAAGGTATAAAAATGGAAGTATTAATTATATTATTACTCTTAGGAGCGATATAATATGAATAACAAAGATGTAATTAAAGCCATAAGACTATGTGGAACTCCAATGAAACCTAAAAAATTTTGGAGTAAACCTAAACTTTCTAAAGAAGAAAGACAAGCTAAAGCTAATGAGTGTATACACTTTATGACTGGTATTCCTAACTCTAAAGAAGGTTGGGAATTCATTAAGTTAATGAAGAAGTATCTACATAAAGGAAGATATAGTATAAGACTAAAGGGTCGTGGATCAAGAAAGATATATGGAAATCAAAGTTATATTCCATTACCACACGCTGAACATTACTCTATATACATAGATCAAAAGATAAAAGATAGAAATAATCCACAATTTTTCTACGAAAAAGAATGGAAAAAAGATAGTGAGTTAAGACGGATTGTAGGAGATATAAACGAATTATTAAAATGAAATATATTTTGATATTTTTTCTACTTGTGAGTTGTGTTAAAGATTATGATTTAAATCCCTATACTACTGTTATTAAACACTTAATTACTGGAGAATATTATTATGAAAATGGTACTTTACCTTATAATCATTCTAAACAACGGTAATGATTATAAGTTACATAAAATTACAAGTAACGAAATATTAAGTTGTAGTAAATGGATAGAAAAAAATATAATATATAAATATACAGAAAAACACGGCTATACTTCAAAATATAAAGATACATATATAGCTGGATATATCTGTAAGAAAGGAGAACTATGACTAGCATAATAATAACTATGTTAATAACTACCGGTGTCTTATTTATATGTGGCGGTATTGGACTATACATATTTGTAGATTGGTTAGAAAATGCTGAAGAGAAATAAATGACTCAAAAAATAAAAGTAACTGCTGAGATGGAGATAGAAGATGATATGGCTATTGATGGCTTATCAATGGATACAAGTCTAGGTTTATTAGGAACTATTAAATCTTATAATGTAGATTATGAAAGAAATTCTGATGGAAGTTTTAAGTTAGAACCTAAACTTACTTATGATCAAGTAAAGGAAAAGTATTTTCTTAAAGGTTTATATATTGATACTATTAGAACTCAAATTATATCTGCTTTTATGACTCAAGAAAGTGATAAATTTCATGACTTTGCTGTTGAAGCGATAGATGAAGCTGTATTAAAACAAGAATTTGTAGAAATACCAGAGCAAGATCACGAGTTGGTTACTGAAATACTTAATGACGAATATTATACGGAAGTATTAGCAAAGAAAGAGTTGAAAGATAAACATGGCATTGAATAAGAAAACATCTCTAAAGACTTCATTAAAGTTTAATAAAGTGATAGAAAGAATACATGAATTAAAATTGGAGTTTATTCATAATAAATTTCCAGATGCTTTGTACTCTAAAATAAATGATATAGATGTAAGAGTAAAAGGACTCTTTGAGATACATAAAAATCAAAAATGACAGTAAATTATGGAATATTACTTTGTTTTATAGGATTAATAATTACTATAATTGGATTATATATAGCTTATGAAATAGGAAGTAGACCTTCTAAAAAAGAAAATAAATCTTCAGTTTTATTCGATTTCCTAAATTAAGCTCATTCGCTTTGTCGATTAAAATTTTTTAAGCTCACGTTCCTGAGCGACCTTTATTAGATAAATACACTTTACAAACACGATAAAGTATGCTAACCCTTCTTTAAATGTTGGTGTATTTTCAGTTCAGGCGTTACGGTTATTACGCAAAGGGACTTATCGAAGCTGACAATTTAGATGTAGCTGAGAAGGCTCTCTGGTCTGAGCATGTTGGAACATTTCGTTGGGAACCACAATTAAATTATATTCCTGATGATGCAAATTCACTAACTATAGAGGAGTACAAATATGAGCCTAGCTCTGATGGAAAAACTGAACCAGAAGCGAAGCCTGGAGGCGAAATGGGCAAGTGAATTTATAGCTAATGGAGCAGTTACTGTTGAAATGGTTAATATCTCTAAAGAGGTAAAGAAACTAGAACAGGAAATAAAAGAAGATAGCGAAAAATAACCATAGTTCGCTGTACATTATTGAGTAATTAAAATACCATAGTAATATGGCTAAAGTACCTATCTCACGTTTAAATTCTGCACCTGAAAAGTATGTACAAAACGATTTTAACCAATTAATTGAAGATTTACAAGATATGGTTAAGATTTTAAATTCTACTTACCCTAAAGATCAAAACGATGAACAAGATAGAAAGGAGTTTTTTTTAAGTGGCTAATATATATAAAAATGAAATGTTTGCTCTATCTAATACTGGAGCTAATTTAATTTATACAGTCCCTTCTGATACACGTGCTATTGTTAAAACTTTACAAACTACAAATGATGGAGCTAATACTGTTGTAACAGTTAGTGCTAATAATACGATCACGAGTTATAAAGCAGCGATTGAAGATGTATTGACTAATACTGCAGTAAACATGTTGAAAGGACCTTTGATCCTAGAGGAATCCCAAACACTTTCAATGAGTGCAGGAACTGCTAATGTTATTTCTGGAGTTCTATCTGTGCTAGAAATAAATAGGAACGAGCAATAACGATACTTGTATTAGATTTAAATATATAATATAAAAGAATATTTTTAATCTAATTATAAGGAAATTCAAATGATTCTATGGTTTTTTAGGAAATTAATTCTGGCAATACTTTTAATTATTCTTTATATCATTATTACTATATAGGAAATATTTTTGAAAAAAATAAAATGAAAAAATATAAAAAGAGCCAATACCAATACCTTTTCGACTACTATTCAATTATACCAATGATAATAACTGGTATTGGAGCTTATTTTATGCCAATACCGCCAATACCCGAGGCTGCCGCAAGAACTTAATTTTAATGTTTATTGTTTAATTTTATTGTATATATAGTATATTCAGCAAGTTAAAGTTAATATAATAAATAAAAAAAAGAAAGGAGAAATATGTCTATCAATTTAGCTGTTAAGCCAAAGGTAACACCTAAGACTAAAAAGTCTGAAGTAGTGAAACCTAAAGCAAAAGTTAAAGCTATGGATCCGAAGACTTTTAAAGGAACTTATAAGTATGACAGAGATGCTAAAATTCAACTCTGTGTACCTAAAAATCCTAAAAGAGAAGGATCAGGTGGCTGGAGAAGATTTAACTTATACAAAAATGGCATGAAGATTAGAGATTTCCTTTCAGCAGGGGGAAAAACAATTGACTTAGATTGGGATA